ATCACCACGCCTCGTACTAAACTCAGGATGATAGATAAAACGTTCACCTGTAGTGCGGTTAAATATATTTAATTGACCATCACTTTCGCCTTCTACTTTGATTCGCAAATCATGTTCTCGAGGATCTACGGTGAAATCTCCCGCATTAAAAATGATAAATCTACTAGTATCGTGCGAGTAACTATAATCCTCAGATGCTAAACCTTGCGAAAATTGCCAAGTTGATTCTAATGAGAAATCGTCTAGACTTGTACCAATCGATTCAGCATGCCCGCGAAACACATTTAAACCAATTGAGTACGTTTGATAGCTACTGTCTGTTTCTATAACATCTAACTCCACAGGATTAACTAAAAAACGTAGTCCCGGTGCTAGATCGTATCGGATATAGTACGGTTTCCCAATAAAAAACAATTTACTCAACTCAATATCCATTAACTCCCGCTCGTGTTCGCTATCGAAAAAAATATCAATTTCAAACATTAGCATAAACGATCTGTATGCTGAGTTAACCTCACGTGCCCCATTTGATCCAGAAAAGGTCTCGTATTCGACTTCGTAAACTGGCTGTTGTCTACGAATATTTTTAATAACTATTTTACGTTTTATTTGAGGATCAAACCAACCGCGCCCTTGATCCAAACAAACACTATAAAACATGGCCTAACCCCCTATTTCCTAATAGCTTGCTTATCTCTTTTCCCACCACATCATCAATAGCGCTAACCACTCCACTTGTAGATCCTGGAGACCCATTCTGAATTGATCTTCGACTAATTTTTTCTAATAGCAAAATCATTCGATCCAACTTACTTTCCATAGCACTTGTATCAGCGTTTGCATATGTTGTATTTGTAGCTGAGTGACTACCTATAAAACGAAGATTCTTAACCATTGTCGAATCTTCTGGAACTCCAAATTCATCGTTGTATTGTGGCGCTAACGCTTGGGTGATACTTGCCCGATGTACTTTAGTTCCAATCGGCGCATCAAGCATTACATTCCGTCCTTCTGGTATAAATGATGTTCCATCGGGATATTCAACTAATTCCTTATAGAGTGGACCGATCTGATCGTTTACAAGCAATGGTCCACCTCTGTGATAATTAAGTCCAGTAGCAGCTGTAGCATGCTGACCTGTGCGTCGACCATCGTACACGACATCGATTCTAACGGTTTTGTCTACAACTCGAGATATTTCTTCTTGAGCACGTACCACTTCACTGTAATCAGCAGTAGCGTGTAAATGTTTAGGTGCAACATTTTCTCTATTGTAACTGTCCAACTTTCTATGAGAGTCTTCGATGACCCTATTAGCTACTGTATTCTCCCCCAGCAGCCTTTTCAAGTCAGGCCCTACACCATTATAAGTTTCCAAGATTTTCTGTGCTTGTGATACTGTTAGCGATACCGGATCTTCACCAAGCAACTTTTTAACTTCTGGATCCAGACCGTTGTATTCATTAATAGCAGACTCAGAAGTACTGATAGTGTCTAACAAATCAAAGTTTTGAGCGCCTAATTCTTTTATTTCTGGTAAAAATTCTTGCCATAATCCTAAGTCAAATAACGCGGAAGCTACTTTTTCTGGTGTATTGGAATTTACTACCATAAGTTTTTCTTCCCATGACATTTCTTGCCATTTTCCATTTTCCTCAAGTGCCCGAATTGTTACCTCAGTTACGTTTGTTTCTAAAATTGCTCTTTGTTCTTCCCAAGTTAGGTTGTCCCAAAGTCCGCTACTTACCATCGCCTCCCTTACAGAATCAGGTGCATTCGTATCGAGAAGCGCTGCTTTTTCTTCCCATTTCAAATCGTCCCATAATTCTAAAGATATGAGCGTCTCTCGCATTGTCTCTTCCGAATTTGAGTATAGGAACGCAGTTTTTTCTTCAATCTCCATTTCTTGCCATTTTCCAGAAGATCTTAATGCCTCGTAAATAGTTATTGAAAACTCATCCTCTAAGATAGCTTTCTTATCCCCAAAAGCCATGCCGTCCCAACGCTTGTTAACAATTGCTGCTTCCCCGATAACGCGCCTTGCATTACTATCGAGATTGGCATCATGGATCGCTAATTTCATATCATTCCACGTTTGAACGTCTTTGGTTGCTTCGATAACTATTTCGTTTGCATTGGTTTTTATATTCCCTTCTTTATCAAGTAGTTGCAGACCATTCCAAATCTCCCCTGCTTTAGTCCCTTCATCCGCAGTCCATGCAACTATTTCCGCATTTTTTCTTGCATTTTCAGCAAGCTTCGCAGACATCCTCTGTGCATTAGCAACAATTTTTTCGTTCTCTGCGATAGCATGCGCGCCAGCTTCACCCATTTCTGATATGAATTGACCGTTACCAGCATAGATAATTTCCAGTAGTTCGGGATATTTTTGAGTTATGATATCTATTTGAGTGTCGATGGCTTTAGTTGAATCATCTCGAGCTTGCTCAAAAAGTTCTACTAATTGTTGTCCCTCTTGCGTATGCAAAATCCCTTTGTCATCTAAATACGACTTAAAGTCATTCAATTGCTGGGTATATGACTCTTTTGTAGCTTGTCTTTGTTTTCCTAAAGATTGCATCCAAGCTTGTGCCTGCTCTTGAGTTGCTGTTTCAACATCTCCGCTTAAGGCATTCATTACTTCTTTTCGGGCATCCGCATCTTCAATCGTGATATTCAAGTATTCTTGTGTGCTCTGTCGCATCAAGTCTTGAATCATTTTTGCCCCTTGGATCGTTACCTCGCCTTCTTCATCAACATATTTTTTTCTAATATCCAGTATCCGGCGATTGTTATCCTCAACTATTGCTAGCGCCTGCTCTGCTCTTTTTTCAGATTCAGCTATTATTTCTTCCGCTGGTCCTTTTACCTCGTCGGGTAACATATCTAAAGCTTCTCTGAACGCTTCAATCCTTCCAGTTAGCTCACTTTCGATAGTCGCACCAATACGCTCAAAGTTATCGATCATTTTTTCTGTATCAGTTTCAATTCCTTGCTCAAGTAATGAGAACTGCCCGGTGGCTTCTTGTGTGTTATCTTGGATTATTCCTAAAGTTTTAGCTGTGGTTTCATCAACTTCCGTTCCCCAAGTTTTAACACGTTGGCTAGAGTTCCAAGCTTCTTCACCAAATAGCTTCCACGCTCCGTAACCAACCGCTAGAGCACCCCCAACTCCGACGATGCCAAGTAGAACCGGTGATAAAGTTCCAAGAGCACCGGTCATAGCCCCAACACCTTTGGCGCCAGCTGCGGTGGAAGCTGCTCCACCAAATTGTGATACCGTTGTTTTTCCTGTTAGTAATGTGACCATGAAGTCCGAAGCGGATAAGTCCCCAGCTTCAAATGCTGCAGTGGCCGCATCTATGGCGGATTTTTTCTTCATGTTCGCCATAAGATCAACAAATGATTTGCCTAATCCTCCAACGCTCGAAGTCAACTTTCCAGTAACTGCTAATAGAGGTCCCGCAACGGCGGTAACCCCTAATAATGTAACAATCGTTTGTTGCGTCTTGGGATCTGCATCTGCAAAAGCTTGTGCTAACTCGCCGACCTTTTCAATAAGAGGCTTAGCCGCAATCACACCCTCATTTAGCGCATCCAAAAATGGACCACCAAGGGTGATAGCTACATCTTTGGCTTGATTTTTTAAAACGCCCAATTTATGAGCAGTCGTTTCTTGGCGAATCGCATATTCATCTGACAACGCTGTTCCTTCTGAGAAGGCTTGGTTTCCCATTCGAATAGAATCAGAAAATAGATCCGATGCATTTGCTCCACGTAATAGCGCATCACGCAAACGCACTTCACTAATTCCCATATCATCAAGGACTTTAATCGTTGAGCTTCCTTGCTCTTCCGCCTTTGACAAACCAACCACGAATTCCATGATTGCTTCGGCTGGATTTTCTTTAAATAGCTGTGCAAACTGTTCATTTGTCATTCCGGCAACTTCTGCAAATTCTTCCAAACTCGTTTTAGACTTGTCTGCTTCTTTATACATTTTTCTAAGCTCTGCTGAGGTGAAGCCCATTTGATTAGAAACATCTGTTAGCTCTTTGCCGCCATTACGTACAGCTAATGTCAATTGCTCCCATGAAACTCCTTGGTCATCCGCGTGAGGCTTTCAATTCATCAAAAGCTCCAATTCCAGTCTCCGTGGCCAACTGCATCTCAATCATAACTTTCGAAAATGCAGTCCCTCCAGCTTGTGCTTCAATACCAACAGACGATAGTGCTGCGGCAAAACCCAAAATTTCACCTTCGGTCATCCCTACTTGAGTACCCGCAGCGGCTAAATTCATTGCCATGTTTCCTATTTCAGCTTCTGTTGCAGCAAAATTATTGCCTAATTCAACTAAAGATGAGCCGAGATTTCTAAATTCAGTTTGTGGCATGCCAGTAATATTAGCTAAACGTGCTAGTGCGAATGAAGCATCTTCGGCACTAAAGACTGTAGTCTCTCCCAACATAATCATGGTTTCTGTGAAATCAACTACATTTTGAGTTTCAATACCCAGTTGTCCAGCTGCTTCTGCAACGCCAGCAATTTTAGAATGACTGGAGTGGTATGTATTTGTTAATCCACGCAAACCTGCTTCTAACTCATCGTAGGAATATATGACTTTACCTGTAGAGTCAACAACTTCATCATTAGTTTTCATTACACTTGCGAAATCCGTTTCCCACGACATCGCTGCAGCTGTTACTGCTGCCACGGCACCTGCGATCGGTACCGTTAAAGATTTTGTCATCTTTCCGCCAACAGAAGCCATCGTGTCTCCTGCAGAAATCATAGACTCGCTGGTTTTATAGATACCGCCTGTGAGTCCTTGTGTTTTGACTTCTAGTTCTGCAACCGCACCGGCGGTTTTAGCAAGTTCAATCTGCGATTCTTTCAGCTTTAGAGATAGCTCTTTTGTTGCTTCTGTTGGCTTACCATCTACAAAGGAATTGTCGTACGCCTGCGCTAGTGCATTCACATGATTCGCTTGTTCTACAATAATCTTACTAAGACCATCATAGTTAGCAGCTAACACTTGAGAATTTTTGCCACTTAACGAAGCCATCTGAGCATTGAGATCCATTTCCTTAGTAAGAAATGCTATGTTTTTCTCCGCATTCTCTGCTTCTTGAGAATACATCATCATCGCTTTTTCAGTAGCATTGAGTTGGAGCTTGTAGTTTGCTAGTTTGCCATTCGCATCTTGTAACTGTGTAGCGAGTCGCTTCGTCGATTCTGTTGGTTTTCCGTCTACGAAGGACTCATCATAAGCTACTTTAAGAGCATTTACTTGCTTTTCTTGTGCTTCAATTATTTTACTTAGACCGGTGTGTTGAGCACCAAGTTTGCCAATCGTATTATCTGCGAGGTCAGCAATTTTTGTATTGGCTTGCATTTCCTTCGACAAATATTGGATTTGTTTTTTTGAGTTTGCAACACCTTTCCCAAAATCAGCATCATCTAAACTCAATTTAATGACCATATTTCCTATTGGATTGGATCCAACCATAAATTACTCACCTCGCATGCTATTTACTAAATCACTCAATGGTTTCACATCTTTATTGGACTTTTGCTTTACTGATTGGGTTAGCAGTATTTCATCAACATCCAAACAATCGGTGTTCATAATGTCTCTTACAGTCATACCGGGTATTGCAGAAATTAATTCGCGAACAAAACTTACGTTTAATTCGTAGTATTCCCCCCACCCGATTTTTCCAGAATCTTTTTTACTTGTTCATCAGGGTTAGTATGTCTTAGGACACGATACTTAATGATTTCGCTAAGCGTATCGTCAGTAGTGTCAACACCGTCCATAATTGCTTTTTTAGTTACACGCTTATCATCGAATAACCCCGCGACAAATTCTGCTTGGAGTTCAAGATATTCATCCAAAGTCGTTGCAATTTGTTTACCTTCGTCATCCGTTCTATTTTCCAATTCACGTTCTTTTCGAATAAAATCAAGTCGCTTCGAATATGGAACGAAATCTTGGAAATATTCTTGGACATCACCCTTTGAATCTCTAATACGTAATTTAATTATGCGATCTGTCATGTTCTATTCCTCCATTTTTTAAAGAAAAAGGCTAGCCGCTTGACTAGCCTTGCTCTGATTATTTTTTATCCGTTGCTCTTACATTCGCTCTTGTGGGTTCAGAATCAGTAGACTTTCCAAATAACAAAGTGTTCAACTCAGTAAATTCTTTGTCCCCCAATGCGAAACCTACAATTTGTGGCGCTTCTACACCATCAATTTCTTTTGCGATTGGCGTGCAAACATAGTCGTCTGCTTCGGGTGTGAAATCATCATCCCCAATTGTATTGACCGCATAAGCCCCTCGACCGAATGTACCTGCAAAAATACCAAAACCTACTTTGTCCCCTGATTCATAATCCTCGGATTCTACCAAAATCGCATAATGTGGTGGCTCAGTGTCTTTGCCTAACAACCGCACACCACCAGCGGTTTGTTGATGGCCTGCCATCTCATGATCTAATTCGTAGGGGACATCCAAAATCCCGAAATTAGCCGCAACATCGCCGTAACCTTTACGTGCTAAAAAGTAAGCAATATTAGAACCAAACACCTTGCTTGGTGTTTTTGCCAAGCCAGTTAGATCAAAAGATGATGTTGCCCCTTTTCCAGAAGCTCCCTCGATAACCACTTTCTCAGCCCCGACTTCCGGCACTAAATCATTAGTTAATTTCAAAATTGTCATTCTGCTAAATCCATAAGTAATCATATGTTTTCCTCCTAAAATTCTGTTTCATATATTTTTGTATTTATGCGATAGCGGCGTGCATCTACAAATCTTTTTGTGTCGCTAAAGTAGCGATCTAATCCGCCGGTTAGTTGACCGAAGCCAAAATCGCACATAGAATCTCGAACTGATCGAGCAAGCTCTTTAGTTAGCAAGCGATCCGTTGATTCAACGTTTAGCTGATACGTAAGTTGTTGTGACAACACTTTGTTTGACCCACGATAGGCGTTCGTTGCTGGTGCCAAAACATCAACGATAATAAATGGTTTGGTCGTGTCGAATGTTTCGGGCAATTCATAAAACTTGATGCCTTCTTTTCCGACCTTTTCCAAGATTGTTTGGTTTGTCAGTAATCGATCATAGATTTGAATCATCATGTCTTTCATTGCAAAAATTCCCCCAAATCTTCTCTAACTCCTACAAGAGAGGTTTTCTCGATCTCGTCAACTGCTCCCTGCAGCTTTCCCATCCCTCGGGGGCGAATATAACGACCGAAACGCGTATAACCAAACTCACTCAAATGCACTAGTGGCGCACGTGTTTTGCTGGCCCAACCTGTTTCAACTCGCTTTGGATTGTTCTTCACACTTGATGAGACGACCAAATCATAAGTCAAGCCTGTATCCATATGTCCCGACATAGCTTCTTTAACAATCGTTTTATTTTTTTCGCCGGCATTTCTTAACGCTTTGTTTACCACTCGATTTGTCTTACTTTTTCCAAGTTTGTTTTCCATGTTTTTAAGTAGTTGCTCTACACCTTCAACACTCGTTCTCATGAAGTAGCCCCCAAAATCACTTTGACGAAGTTGTTGTTCTCAAAATCATAAGATACATCTTTCACTTCCCAGACCTTATCTTTGTATCGGTAATCCTCAATTAATACCTTGTGTTTATTCGTTGCAAGATAATCTGTAAAGGGGTCGCGAATTTTGATCGTAATACCTTCGCTAGTTCCGAGACCATTCAAAATCTCACGATCTTTCATCGAGGGTTTATAAAGCAGCGCAGTACATTGAAAGAGTGTTTTTTTCTTTTCATTCCCTGGATCAGGTCCAGAAGATGGAACGTACTCAAAAAAAGTAACTGGTGTATTTAATTCACCAGCTACTATCTTCGGTTTCTTATAATTTGGATTAATCGGCATCTCTAACACCTGCCAAATCAATAGAGGCATCCATGATCATTGTTTGGAAGTTTCCATAGAAATATTCGAGTGATTCATTGCGTAGATAACGTGTCCGCTCGAATACTAATTCTCTCCCTTTATGATAAGTCTTAGGATCAAATTCTCCAATTATTGACTTGATATCGGCAAATCCGCTTTCTAATTGCTTGCCGATATCTTTGTCTTCTGAGGAATGAAAAATGCGAGAGCGTGCTTTGAACTCATCAACATATGTTTGATCATCCATCGGCATCCACCTCAAGTAATTTTTGCAACGCATTAACACTATTTTTTCGCCCGTAGTCGACTCCTTTTTCATCAAGTATTGCTTTCAATTCTTCAACTGTTGGCTCCGCCACTTCATCTCCTTTATCTAAACCCTCCGGAGGTGGCGCAATTACTTCCCCGAAGAATCATCTAAGTCTAAATCATAGACTTGAGCGGAATAATTATCTGCTGGTTCTCCATTACCCAACATATCGATTGCATAAAGGACTGCCCGCTTCATCGCAAAAGTTTCATGATATTCATAGATTTTTTGTGGCTGAGATTGTGTTGCATCATATTCGCCTGATACAAAAGCAATCAATTTGTTGTCGGGCACATCTTCTGATTCGATAATACGATCTTCAGGAATAAACGGTAAGTTTGTTACAAAAGCGCCGTTGGCATTTTGTGTAGTAATGCGCGTCATGATTTTCCAATAGTTTACTGGATTGATAATCAAATTAACTTTCCCTTTGATCTTACGAGACACTTCTTCATCATTGTCATCATCATCGCCAATCTTTTTAACATGACGAGACATTTTACCCATCAAGTCGCCCATTTCAGTAATAATGGTATCCGAATCTTTGAATGTTAAAGTACCTGCCGCGTCTTTATCCGGTAAACCAGTTGTTGGATCTAGCGCACCTTCAGTATTTTTTAATAACCCGACAGGCTCATTTTTACCACTTCCAGTAATGATTTTTTCTGCCCAAACATCTTTCACTGCTTCGCCTAAACAAAGTCGGACGTATCGATTGATCCAACGTGCACCTAAAGTCAATGTATCCTTAGAAATCAAAAAGAATGCTGTTAATGCAAGCTGAGTCGTCTCAGAAACGCCAAACTCAGCATCTAGTTGGCCTTCAATATCTTTATGCAACGGACCAAAAACTGCCACCCCTTTACGACGAGAGCGAATCGTTTTTGTCAAACCAACGGTTGGAGTGAAGTTAACTAATTTTAAAATAGGGTGTTCTTTTTGAATATCTTCAAAAATACGTTCAAAGATTGTTTCTGGCCACGTCAAATCAGAATCAAAACCACCTTCTTTAGAAACTTCGTTATAAAACTTTGTTTCCTCTGCAGTCAATACTGGAATGCCTCGAGCTTGAAGAATTTGATTGTCAGTAACGTTTTTCAGTTCTTCATACTCCGCGCGAACCTGTTTCCCCGCATCTTCCGCAATAGCAGTTACATAGGCTTCTAAAGAGGCGTTGATTTCTTCTGGTGTTGCATCTTCTTTGGCAGACATAGCGTTAAAAACTTTCTTGGCATCTGCTGTTTTATCAGTAATTTTCAACATATTTTTATTCTCCTTTTCGCAATCGTGCGATTAATGATTTTGTTTTTTTGTTGGCTATAATATTTGATCCTTTTGGTAACTGTTTCTCCTCGATTGATGTTTTAAACTCTGACATCGCTTTTGAAACGGCCGCCTCTACAATCGCTTGAATATCGTTTGTTTCAGATTTTGTCGATTCATTTTTTTGATCTTTAGAGATTAAAAATTGCTTCGTTTTTTCAATAACATTTCTTGGAATCATATTTGCAGTAGTTCCCGAAGCAACTAATTTAGTAGCATTGTCTCCACTGAACATAATTTCATCTGCAAACCCAAGAGAAACAGCTTCTTCCGCTGTTAACCACAATTCTTTATCCATTTTTTGAAGAATGTCTTCTTTGGTCAGTCCTGTCTTTTGAACATAGGCTCCAACCATGGATTGATTCGCATTTTTCAAAACATCGCTCATCCTATCCATATCCCGATAATCTCCCCAGTTATCAGCTGAAGCGTTATGGATCATAATTCGACCAACTGGGCTAATACGAGTTGGGTTACCTGCCATAGCAATTACACTAGCAGCGCTGTATGCAGCTACCACATTAATGGACACTTTACCCGGATAAGCTTTTAACATCGTGTAAATTTCTGCTCCCTGATCTACATACCCACCATAAGAATTGATAGTTACTTCAATATCTTCTGCTGTTTGTGGCAAAGCTTCTCGAATATCTTTCGCGCATGTTGCCTCCTCTTCGAAGTAGTCGTAAATCCACTTTTCTGCAGACGAAATAATCGGACCTTTAATTGAAATCTTTACTGTCATTCCCCTTCTCACCTCCTTCCACTGATTCCTCGTAGTTCTTGGTTAATATCCTTCTTTTCCCTTCATTATTAGGTAATTCATCATAGTCAACAGCTTCTCTTACCTCGTCAATTTCAAAAGCGCCTCCAGATGTGACCTTGTCAATCTGAGTTGCATACTCAAGTAGATCTTTAGGTAAAACTTTAACTACCTTGATGCGCTCGCCATTAGAATATTCTTGACGAGAGAGTATTTTGGCAGTTAGTTCGTCCTGAAGCTTTTTGATTAATGGGGCAATACATAGTTTCCTGAAAGCTTTGATATTGGAATCTAATTCTGACTTTTCACCATAAATAAGCGCCGTAGGAACTCCTATGGCGTTAGCAATGTCATCAACAAGAGACGACTTCATCTTATTTAGTTCATCTAGCGATTGATTAGATACTCCTTGTTTGTTAGTGTATTCTTCATATTCAAAACCTTTCATTTTTGCTACAATGGCTACTGATTTTGTTTTGAATGAATTATATACCTTATCAAGATATGCTTGTGTCCTTTGTGTTCTGGTTTTCCCATTTTGATCCTCGTCTTCATTAGCAGATCCCACCGCCTCAACTGAAACAGCACCGCGAATTTGATTATTTCGCATTGCTACTTCCAAAATGCGGCCAAAAAGCTCGCTATAGTCTTGAAATAAGCCTTTTGTAAATCGATCGAGTTCTTCATTGTTATAGGAAAGGTAGATTACATCAGACATAGAAAAAGATCGCTGAAAAACATAATTTTTAACTCTGACATTTGAAAACACATCATCAAATACTGCATACTCTTTGCGGGTAAAATCATCCGCAATTAATAATTGATTGTCGTCTGTAAAGATCACCAAGACTTCATTATCATCCAAGAGACGATAAAAAAACTTCTCCCAAAAAGAAGCCGCAGACATATCTTTATTGGGACGGACATTCAGAATATATTCCCAGTTCGCAGTTCCGTCTTTATTTTTGAATTTAACTTCCAATGTCGACATCGTCCTTGCAACAAAATCGAGCACGGTATTTTTTGCCATCACTTTAAGGTATGATCGTGTTGCGCTTTCGTAACCTACGACAAAATCAGGTATCCAGTCGCTCGGTTCTTCTTCTTTTACAGAACGCTTAAATACATCAAATAACCTCACATAATTTCACCACCTCTCCATTAGATTCACTAGATTATACTTGGTACACCTTTATATACGAGTCCAAATTATTTTCTAGATAGTCTAAAAATCGCTCATAGCTTCCTTGTCCTTTAGACGGTAAAAAGACCCATAATAACTTTATGAAAAAAATACGAATGTAAAAGCGCAATCGCAATTTAATTTTTAAAGTGATTTGTTCATCCATAACTGATCACCCCCTTAAAAGTCAAGTTCATCCAGCATATCGAAAGCTTCTTCGTAATTGAAATCAGTTATTTCCTCTCTTTTATATAAAGCCGCAAGAAATGCGTGAAATCCGTCGGTTTTTCTTCTAACAGATTCTTTCTTTAGAAAAATTCGATTGCCAGAATTATCTTCCTTTACAAACGTGTTATGCGTGTACCAACGCATAATCGGACTATCACCAAAAATGAACCGCTCGTTTGCAAATCCATCTTCAATAATCGGCGCAACTTTTGCTTGCACACCTTTTGGGTTTCTCAAGAACTCAAATTGATAGTTGTTTTTTTCAAGCAACGGTTTTAGTAGATCTATTCGAAAACCATCTGCGACAACTAAATCGATTGAATAGAGCTTCCTTTGTTCGTTTAACCAATCGATTATGTGTTGTGGGTCGATAGACGGCTCATCAACCACCTTAATTAGTCCCTGTTGTTCCCAGTCGTTTATTGGCGCTTTCAGTTTGAATGCATCTAGAAATCTTTTTCGGGCAAAACTCTTTTGGATCCAAATGAACTTTTCATCAACTTTAAATAAGAGCCCTACACTAACAAAATCTCGTATGCTGGCATAATCAAATCCAGCAACACAAGACCGCCCTGAAAGATCTGGTAGCGGCTGATTTGTAGCAAGCAACTTTTCTTGAGTGGTGACATCACGTTCGTCATTCCCTTCTGTAAAGTTCATTCGCTTTATAACAAATTCTTGGCGTCCACTAGGTTCTTCTTCCAGATCAAAATAATCTTCTTTTACTTCTTCGAAAATCTGTTGAGCATATTCTGTTTTTTCATTAAACATTGGGTTCGCTTTTGGCCACATTGCCATACTGTCTAGTTCGTCAATCGAATCAAGTTTGCAAATGAAAGGAAAATATCCGATTCTATCCGTTTTTCCCTCAAGTATTTTCATTGACCGCTCAATTTGCTTATCATAAAAGCCTTCTCGGATGTATCCGTTTGTTCCAAAATACCAAGTTCTAGCATGTTTGATTTTCCCTAGTCCAGATCGTTGTACTTTAACTGGATTATTATTAACAAAGCCGTGTATTTCATCAAAAAATAGACAGCCATCTCGTGCGCTGTCCATCGTTTTGGGATTATTTGTTCGAAACTTAAATTCAGCAGCCATTTTCTTACCGGTAATTACAGACTTTTTCGGATCAAAATGCTTTTCTAATCCTTTAGAATGAATTGTAGTAAACACCTCATCAAAGGACATCTTTGCTTGATCCTCCGAGTTAGCGGTAATAGTGGCATTATATCCAGGTATACCATGTAATGGAGAAATAAAAAAAGCACCTAGAGAAGATAGAAAACCATTTTTCCCAGCTCCACGGGCAATAGTAATTAAAAACTCTCGGAATACAACACGATCCACATTTTTCCAATACATAAAAACAAAAGTCGCAATAAATTTTTGATATATTGCTAACGGAAAAAAGTTTTTTTCCGTAAATTTAATATAATTTTCTAGTTTTTTTTCATCAATATAGACGTCATCACGGCTCAATATTTTTGTTTCCAAATATTTAATTAGCAATAATTGTTCTTTGCAAACAACAAATTCTCCAGAAGAAATAAGTCGTTTATATTCTTCGAAATATCTCGCTTTAATCATAGTAAATCACTGCCGTCATCAAACTCTCCACCTCCATCTTTTTCAGGAGGAATCAAATCAGTTAGCTGTTTCATAATTCGTTGATAACTTAAATCTCGTGAGTTAAAAAGCTTTGCTATCGGGCGTTCACGCTCATATGGCTCCTGTTTTTCTGATTGGCTAAACATTTCGACATCGCCATTTTCTGAAATATCGATCCACATTTCATCTAACAAAACCCTTAGTCTAGAAGCTTGAATAATCAACCCCTCGACAGTATCAAGTCTATTTTTTGGAATACCTTTGAACAATCTTTTTAACCGATTCTTTTCTTTTTTTACAAGACGATCACGCTCCTCTAGCTTGCTCATTTTCTCACCTTCTTTCATGCAACCTGCTAGGGGGAGGGGGGTCACGTGTGAAAAGAGCATTTTTCTTTCTAGTTGCCCCCTCCCACCGGTTCCCTAGATTGGGATTTGACCCCAAAATAATTCGACCGGGGGTATGTTAGTCCCCACTTTCATTTGTTATTCGGTCCTGTTTTGCGATTTGGTTTCCACGAAGTCGATCGACAATGAGATGTAATCGTACGTTACCTGTTCTCTGTCTGGTGCTGGATGAGTTTCATTGTAGTCCCCACCCATTATGATCACATGACCATCAACAACTCGCTGCTTAAATGAATTCAACTTATCAATTGTATCCTGAATCCAAGTACTGGCATCATGTCTTGGTTCATTTAGATTTTGAATTGCTGATCCTTCTTTTATAAATGTTCTTTCATCATTACTCATTGATTAAACACCCTTCCGTTATTAAGATCGATCGACAAGACTTTGTTTCTAGGATCATCTTTTGTCATATAAACAAATGTGATTACATTTGTTCCTGGCATATCACTGTCAGTAACATAATGTGCAGTCATAGATGCAACCCCAACCTCTTGGCCTTTGATGTGAAGTTTAGGAACTTTCCCGTTCAAATCAAAACTTACGTCTTCTTTGGTTAATGGTTTACCTAACATAGCTTGATTGAGTGCCTGTTCCCATTCCTCACATCCCTTTGAAGAAAAGTTAACAGTCACATTGCCACCTTCAACAAATTGTTTAGTAAAGTTTTCGTACACTATATCTTCATCTCTGTACTTTGGTAATGCCGCTTCGAGACCTAATCCATCAGCCGCCCATTTATCAACTAGGAGTTTCTTACCACCAATACCATCAGCATCAGAAGTCGTTACTACTGCCTTAGGATATAGTTCCTTAATTTTAAACATTAATGACTTCATTCTTGAACCGACAATAATTGTGTACCTTCCGTCTTCTACGTAGTCCTTTAGATATTTCATTACCACCATTCATCATCCCACTTTCTTTTCTTTGGTTGCCCACGATAGTTCATCCGATCATGTCGCTTGTTGTGACAGTCCTTGCATAACGTTCTTAGATTGTCTGGATCAAACGCCAGCTCTGGATTTATTTCTAACTCTTTGATGTGATCGACTTCCAGTATCGAATCATATTGCGTAGTCAGTCTGCCTTCAGCTTTACACCACAAGCATTCGTAGTGATCTCTCTCAAGTATCACCTGCCTTAATTTGCGCCACTTGGTCGATCCATAAAACCTAGTATGATCTGCTTTGTTTTTGACAATAGGAATCATTGTTATTAACTCCCCTTAGTCATAATAAAAAACACCTAACTCTAGTCAGGTGTTTGATTTTTTAACTATATATAAGATTTCAAGTTCGGTCAGACAAATCAAGTTTACTCTGAATCATAACTTCAAGTTCATCAATTAAAGAATCAACAGTACTTTCTAATTGCTTTGTCTTTGCTTCTAAATGATCTTTGCTTGAAGATGACGTTTCTCTATAGCTGCTTTTACCACAAAGGTAATCAAAAATCGCTCCTTCACATTCTTTAGCTTTATCAAATATATTTTTAGAGATGAAAAACTTATTTAAAGTTGTATAATTTTTTGCATCTGCTATATACCGTAATATGTCATTCGTTATTTCTCCACCTTTATAGTTAAATCTATAGTACTCAAAAGCAGTAATAATCTTTTCATATAAAACAGGAAGAACATCATACTCTTTTTTCATTGTTTCAAATTTTATAGAGAACTCATGTTCTAATTGCTGGTACTTTGTTTGAAATTCATGCTGTATCTCACTAATTCGTAAAGAATTATCATATCTGATAGCCTCTAATTCTTTTTGCAACTCTTTTTCTTGATCAGCTTTCAGAATATCTAGTTTTTTGTCCCACCTTGATTTGATGTAATTCGAAATAATATTAGGAACACCCAAAAATAGCAGAGCTGAAGGTACGACTCCTACTAGAAAAGTAATAATTGGTAAAATATAATCTTTCATATATCCTCCTTTATGATTATTTTATTCTATTATATCATCTTTCAGATAAGCAAGAATAAAAAACAGCCTTAAATGGCTGTTTAGTAGGAAGCACCAAAGATCATGTGAGTAATCTAATTGACAACTCCCAATCAGGAATGCAGGATTTGAACCTACGACTTTCAGATTAAAAATCTGATGCTCTACCAAGCTGGGCCAATTCCTGAAAAAGACGGCTAGCGAATGAAGAAAAGGAGTGTATTCAACTCCATTCATAATAGATTTTTTATCGCCGTCTTAATTAAATACAGGGCGCTGGGAATAATTTTCAGAAAGTAGGTCTGCCAACGTATCTTAAAGGAGTGCGCCCTGTTATTTACAATAATTGATAATACTATCTTACTATGGATTATTGGCACTAAACCGCCATTATACCGCCAAAAAACCGCCATTTTTCAACGATAAGCGACAAGCTTGCCACGACGATAACTTTCAGCAAATTCAACCAATGCATCTGATTTCATTCGCTCAATTTGCCGAACTGAATATCCCATCTCATCTGCGATCCTTAGATTAGAATACTGATCTTGTAAGCAGAAGCTATAATGAAGTATATGTCTGCTTGTTAGCTTCAAAGCCATAAGCGCCACAATGATTGCATCTCTTTCTGTTTCTGCATCCAATCTTTGAATAAAAGCATCCTCAGACTTGTTTCCATTACTAGGTGTTCTAGGCATATCAGTAATAATCGGTGAGCGGACATCGATCTTTGAACGACCTGCAATCCGCTCCAACCGACGGTAGTTCTTCAAAACATATCGTGCATTCTTTCTCGTTTGTGAGAAATCAACTTCTCTTAGTAATAGCATCATTGCTCAATCGCCCCTTTATTTGGTATAATGAAGTTACCTTGGCGGGGACAAAATCATTATTTTGTGGGCATTGGGCGATTGCTTAATGCTTTTTATTTTGCTTTACTTTCGATCTCTTTTAATTGCTTTGTGACGATCACTTCGATGATCAAAGACATCTTGTTCCATATAATAGCTTCTTCCATAATCTTGCTCCTTTTCGTCTGTAGCCTTGCCTATCACAACACATAGAAACATAATCACGACAAAAGCCGTTGTACCTAGTACTGCAAATGTCATCTTCATCCTCCACTTTCCATCGCATCTCGCACTATCTGTTGATCCACTATTGTATAGATTTTAGGACATTCGGAGAAATCCGACTTTTTAATTTCCTTGATATATTAATAAATCATCTGTTATAGATTAAGCTTCCTTAATCTGATTGAAATTAGTTATTTAAATATAGTATTCTGTTTTCGAAGGCTAGTTCCGATTCTCCTTTCTAAGAAATGGATACCTAGATAATAATTTCTATTCGATAAGTTTCTAGCCTTCTCCTAGCGAGGTAGCCTCATCCAACTAAGGCTTTGCTACTACCATCGCGCCCCGCTAGGATACATATAATAGTTTCAAGAAATTCATAGAAATCCGGTATTCTAGAATAGAAATAAATATTCCAAGTTATTAATTAATTCTTCTTAACCTAAATTGCAATAGGATAGCCATAAGTGTATTTTGAACTTGAAGGACGGAGTAAACATACCTTTCAGAAATAACTTTCCTCTAATTGTTGCTTAAAGAAACGTACCTCCGCCTTCTCCTAGCGAGACAGAAAACCCCCACTTAGGCTCTGCTACTTCTATCACCCTCGCTAGGGTACATAGTTAGTTTATATTAAATATTTTCTTGTATTGTTTTAGAAAATATTATTCAATTCTTCTTACTTACTTTATCAACTCTTTACTTTTACTTTTTATACTTAAAAATTATAAGGAGTTGATCTTAAATGTATGTTGTGAAAGTATTACATGGCTATATCACCCCTACCGGTTGTCGAACACGTCTCAAAAGTGAGGCACGATTGTTTAAGTGCAAAGATGATGCAGAAAAATTTGCATCTAAGATAGGTGGTAGAGTAAAAAGAATTAAATAGTACGGGAAAACAAAGAGTGCATTTCTAATAATAGGAAGCACTTTTTATTTAAATTGTTTCCAATCGTCTGTGACAAATATTTCATTAATTGCTACTTTGCTATCGCTGACGATTGCGGAAATAATTGTGTTGTCACATCCTCTCTTTACCATAGTTAAATTTTTAATGGTCTACTTTTAACATTGAATGATATACTTAAAAAAAGGAGTGATTGAAATGTGGCTTTTCAGTTTAGTTTGGTACA